TGATCAGCCATATGCGGCGACGAGGGTCGATTACCATCGTGCTGAACTCATCGTCACGCTGCATGTCGGGTTTACTCCCTCCGCGCAGCCAGGCCATGAACGCCTCGATATGATCGCGCCGACCTGAGCATCCGACCAGAAAGGTCCTCTTATCAGGCGATTCGATCCGGTGGATCTTGCGTGTGCCGATTAGCGGAGTTGATCCGTAGCACGACATTCTGTCGGCGGCCATGGTAGCGCCATCCCATGCGACAATCGTCATCATGCCGTTGCTGCATGAATTAGCGGCCTCAGCACTTCCCAAAGCTTTGGGAACGTGCTACCCACAATCAATCCCAGAACAAATAGGGCTGCCACAATCAATGTCGTTACCGCAATAAACTTGATAAATACAGCATCACCAAAGCCTTGTCCCATCATGTCGTGTCCTTTCATGTCGTGTCCTTTCAAAAAGTCGGTGCTGGTACTACGGAGTCGGCTGGTTAAAAGACCAGTCCTTTTCCGTCCCACGCGCAATCAGGAATCTGGGTGCGAATGTAGGCAAGGATGTCCGCCCGCGCCGTGGCCTTGACGCGCTTGCAATCTTCCAACGCCGTGATACTGATGCGCGCGTACTCTGCCCGCGCCGGGGTAACGATGCGCTTGTACCCCACCAGTTCCGTGGCACTGATGCGCTCCGCCTGCACCGGGGCAATAATGCGCGCGTACTCCGCCCACACCGCGGTAATGGTGCGCTCGTACTCCGCACGAGCTTGAGCTATTTTAGCGATAGCAGGCACTTCGCCCGGATCAAGATAAATCATGTTCCACAGGCGGATAGAAACTTCAGTTTTTGGTTTCGTTCGCCGAACGTACTTGACCCGCCTCATAACGTTGTTCGATTCCTCGAACAATGTGTCGTGGTGCAGCAGGCCGAACAAGCCGGAGATTGGGCCGGTATAATCAGGCCGCCCTGGAAATTTTGTGTTCATCGTTGCTCCTTAGTTCTCCGAGCGAGGAGTCTGCCCGTCGTCGGTTAGCTCTACGTTATGTATTTGGATTCTAGGAAAGCGTATTGCAGTTGCGCTTAAAGCATCTACTGCTATTTCAACAATGAATTTATATTGCTTCACTCGTGCGTAATCAACCCAAGTATGCAACCACTGCTCAAGTTCCAGCGAAGTGTCTGCAGTTACGAAGAAAGTGTCTCGTCCTTGTAGCGTAACATGAAGAGTCATGGAGATAGCACCTTGTTAAGCCGCTTGTCGAGACACTTCAGATGCTTCGAACAGACGAAGTCGCCGGCAAGATAACGGGACTTATGCTTACTAATCGTGCTTGGATCAACGCCCAGGCGGGCCGCAAGCAGCACATTCGGAACATCTTGGTAACGCTGCCAGAAGAATCTGGGGCAGCAGTATTTGAGGCCCTCGGTGATTAGATAGACTACGGTATTCACGCGCGCTTTATCGGCTCGTAATACGGGCGGATAATTCATAGCAGCGTATCCGGAGAGATGCGGGGCGGCGGAGCTAAAGAAGCTATCGGTGCGGAGGGACCGCCGTCAGCCGGACGTAGCATCATTCCTGAGGGAGTAGAGACGAGGAGCAATTGTCCCGAGTTCAACGCGCCTGCAAGGATGCCCTCGAAGTCCCTGAAATCTGGGAAGTAAACATGAATCATCTTGTACGCCTGGTCGTAGGGAATCATGCCCTTACGACGAACGAAGTCGATGAAACGCTCGGCCTGCAAAGAGTCCTCGGAGCGCCCGATGCGAGAGAAGACGCGGTGCATGTCAGTCTCTAAGTCCTCGAGCATTTGATTTGCAAGCTGCAAGTCGTCAATACTGATGATAAGAGAGTCGGATCGAGAGGCGGATAGGACCATAGCGACTTTGTGCATATGGGTCTGTTTGCGAGCAGCGTAGCCTTCAAGCATCTGATCATCCATGCGGGACGTGGCGTCTTTCCAAAAGCGCTCGTACCAATCCCGGCCCCAGGCGCGAGCGGGTTCGGAGATGGTGAAGCGCCCACAGAGCATAGCGATGTGTTCGAGATCCTGGATAAGTTTGAGACGAAGTGAAGCGTCCTCTTTCCCGACGTATTCATCTACGTAGGCACAGTATTTATCCTTCGTATCCCCGTAGACGAAGATACAGCGGGAGCTGAGGCCGCCGCCGATCATTGCCTGGGGCATGTTGTCGGCTACCCAATGGGGAGTAGTACCAGCTTGCAGGTTAATCCAGGGCGCCTCGATAGTATCGTTTCCCGACATCTTGGTGATTTTCTCGTAGGTTTTCTTTCCGTCCCAGAGTTCGATGAGAAGATTCACCATGTCTTTATCTTGCAGGTTGAGCAAGGAACCGAGCTCCGATGCGACTAGAGTAAGAGGCGACATTGGATGCCATTCGCTGCTGTACTCGAACGCTTCCGACGCTGCAGCGAAGGCGGAGACAAGGGCCTGCCAGGTAATAGCGTTAGGACCAAACTTGATGCCGGGGACTTGGCGAAGGAGGTCTGTCGAGATGTCGATAGTGGTGGACTTCGCAATGATGCCCGGAGGGCCGACGAAGATGATGTAGAAACTTGGGGTCCATTGAAAACGCTTCATGTCGATCCAAACTTTTCTACGCAAGCACCCCGCAACCGTTCCGACAGCACTCCAAAAGTGCATTCGTCTTGGGGCTTCGGTAACGGTTGCGTATTCCAGATAAGCTGTAATCCAGTCCTCGAAATTCCTTGCCATTATACTAGCCCTTATTACGCATATTTTCAGCGTAAAGTCGTTCAAACCACTTGCCGGTCATTACAAGGCGTTTCACTGGCAGTCCCCCCATGACACGGCGCTGGTCTTAATTCCCGTGGGGATGATCAGAGGGTCCTCGTAAGGAATAATTATTCGACTGGCTTCCCGCATTCTAGGCATAAGGTAATCTGTCCTGTGCGTAGGAAACTGACCGGCCAAACTGTCATGAACTTGAAGAAGCACCTGCACTTCAGGGAGGCTGTCGTGAAAGGCAAGCCATGCGCGATTGATGACGATGCCGACTGTGGACTGGGGAATCCAAGCCACGGCGGCAGGGAGGAGTTGCTCATCGATCCTGTCGAAGATATACCAGCGATAGCCAAAGCGATTCTCGATGAAGCGATACTTTGTAACTTGGCGCGTCACACGTTCGTGCCAAGCAAGGATGCCCGGATGGGCCGCGAACCAGCGCTTCTGAGCTGAGTCGATCTCATGGATAGTTCTGCCTGTGTGGGCCGCGACGGTTTTTGGTTTGCCAAGATAGTTAGTCGCGTGACAAAAGACTTTGGAGAACTCCCGTTTATGCTTGCGCGGGCCACGGTGGTCCGCATACTTCGGATGAGTCTCGACAAGTTCTTCAAGGGGAGGGGGTTCGACGTTATCTATCCCGTAGGTGTTAAGCAGATGAATATCTGCGCCCATGCGGAGTGCAGCCTTCAGCATCGGGTCGTCGGCTTCCCAGACTACAACTTGAAGATCCGCGCGATCAAGGTCCATGTCGAAGAAAGTAAAATCTGAATCAGGGCCATACATAGAACGGATGTTAGGTAGAGTGAAATCCATACTGCCTCGTGCAGCTGCCTTACCGGATGCTTTGGATTTTTCAGAAGGAATTGTTTGAAGATTTCCGCCAGATCCGAAAGGATTTTTTGACGAGCTAAGGCGATATGAATAAGGTGCTGATTTTCCACCGGCATCTCCTGCTATGTTAAAGGAACAGCGCATCCGGTCATCTTTGTCTAAGGGCATCATGACAAAGTCGCCGAGAAATTTGTTAAGAGTACGAATGTCTGCGATACAGTTAGTCAAGGGGCGAAGCAAGGGTTCACGAGCAGCGATCTTTTGCAGCGCCTCGTCATCACAGGTTGGCGACATCTTGACGTGCCCCTGGAGCATTGTGCGCTTGAGAATAGGAGCTTGGCGAAGATCCTCGTAGAACAATGCTTGCATCTGCTTCGGCGACGAAGGGTTGATAACATGGCCAAGGACGTTGTAGAGAAAGGCTTCACGATGGGATAGCTCTTCTTGAATATCGAGGGCCATCTGGGATTTGACCTCCGGACGCACCCGGACGCCGCGAGTCATGGCCTTGAGTACCGGCCAGAACATACGTTGCTGGTAGGAGTCGACCTCGGCTAGCCCCATTGTGGCAGCAGACTGCGCCAGGACCTCGCCGACTTCGCGCGTGTAGACGCAATCTTGGAGGTTGTATATCCAGCGCTGCTCCTCTGGCACGTCCGAAGCGATCTTACCTTCGTCCTTCCAGTAGATGTAATGGTCAGCGTACATGGAAGCGAGGAAGGCAAGGCCTTTCGGCAAGGCGGCGAAAAGGGAATGCTGCGAGATCATTGTGTCCTGGCCGCCGCGAGGAATGAAGTGCCAGTACCGATAAACCCACTGCGCATCGTAAAGGCCATTCTGCCAGCGAATCCGGACGGAAGGGTGAGTCAGCAGCTTGTACAGCGCGAAGACGATTACGGCCTCTTCGTCTTCGCTCCAGTAACCTTGGGGCTTGCCGCGTGAGATCAGGGGAATACAGATGCCTTCGGTCCGGGACCAGGATAAGCCGATGCAGTCAATCACTCCTGGACGGGTTTCTATATCGAAGTCGAGCCAGAGCTCGGAGCGATCTGCTTCTTGCTGAAGTGCCCGAAGTTGATTAGTGACCTGGCCAAACAGGGGGCGGACTTGGAACTTCCACTCTGGCGTGTTGTCGTAGGCGCGAGAGGTCATGTGCCGCTTTGCCCGACGGAGATCATTGAGGACCGTACTGCGCAGGGACCAGTCGCGAAAGACGTTGGAAGGAGGGTAAGTGGGAATGACCTTGGGAGACGCGCCTCCGCCAAGCAACGAGCCTCGCCACTTCGCCACAGACCAATGTCCGGTAAGGGCCCAACATGCTAGGTTACCGAAGGCGACGATGAGATTCGGCTGGACCATTGCGATCTCCGCTAGGAGTTCTTTGTAGCCATCGTGGACTTCGCTGGTGACGTAAAGATCCCGGAGCAAGGAGTGGGTCGCCGTGATGTCCTTCTTCTTCGTCGCGACCCAGGCAGAGATCTGACCCATCGGCGGCCGATTTTTCAGGACAGAGGTGACGTAGCACTCACTTCGCATGATGCCGGCTTCGTGAAGCATCCGATTAAGCTCCATTCCGGACGCACCAGAGAAAGGTGTGCCAGCGCGTTCATCGTCTAGGCCAGGAGCTTCGTCGACAAGCATGATGCGAGTAGGGATAGGACCCTCGCCCCTTACGCGCATGATCAAAGCCCCAGTTCTAGTTGGTCCTTCAATCCCTCAACTCGCTTCACCGCGATGCCGAAGGACTCCTGGCTTTGTTCAATCCCTACGACACGAAGCTTCATCGGGTAAGCCGCCGAGAAGATTGTTCCTGTTCCCATGAAAGGGTCAAAGACGGACTGACCGGGGAGGCAAGACCGAGAGAGTAAGTCAGCGTAGAGGGCCACTGGTTTCTGCGCTGCATGACCTAGGTTTGTGTCAGGCGCGTGATCTAGCACGTCGCCAACCATCTTGAGCACGGGCCGTTTTCCCTTAATCGCGTAGAGGATTGTTTCATACTTTCGCTGCGGTCCCCATTCTGGCCAGGGTGCGCGAGCGCCAGAGCGCTTAAGCCAGATCAACGGGGTCCTGAACACGGTCCAGCCAGCCTCGGCAAAGAGAACTTTGAGCGAAAAGAAGTTGTCTATATCACAGAAAGCGTAAAGATGGGCCTGAGTCTTGGCAAGGCGAAAACCCTCCCTAGCAAGGGCTCGATAGCACTGGAGTGCGTTCTCTATGCTGTCCTCGTAATCGTGTGCTCCGGCGGCAAGGCCTCCTGAGTCGCCGAACTCATCTGCGCCCATGCCGTAAGGAGGGTCAGTGAGGATTACGTCAAACTGTGCATCGGCGGCCGTCTGCATCCAGGCCAAGGAGTCTTCATTCAGGGCAGTCAGCTGCGTATGAGAATAGGTACGTCCGACAGACTCGCCAAGGGCACGAGATTTCTCCCCGGCTTCCTGCTTGCGGAGGATTTTGAACGCTTCGTCGATAGTCTTAGCAGCTTTGACTTCCGGGTTGTGAAGGTGACGCGCAACGATAAGCTCCCGTCGGGTTGTCTCGTGATAGGTGCCCTCACTCGAACCCCGGACTTCGAGAGAGAGGTCGGCGATAGAAGGAGCAGGAGCGCTAGCAGCAACTGCTTGACGAGTACGTAAGGAACTAAGACGTGCGAGTGCCGCAGCTCGTTCTTGCCAGGTAAGGTTTTCACGATGGACATTTTCCTCAAGTTCTGCTTCCTCTGCTGCGAGCGGATCGAGGTCGGAGAAGAGTGTATAGGGAATGTAACCCGGCGGAACAGACTGCCCGTCGTGAAGGAAGGTCTGGCCCAGATCGGATAAGTCGGTGATGGCCCGGAGGCGACGCTCGCCGGCGACCAGGATGAATTGGTCCTCGACCTGGCGGAGAATAATTGGATGAAGCAGGCCTCGAGTAGCTATGCCGTCGGAGAGTTCATGAAGCTTGTCGGCGGCAAAGGTGCGACGCTGCCGAGTCGGTGCTACGTGGATCAGGGAAAGTTCGATAAGATTCATGCAAGGGGCTCCGAGAGAAAAGAGGGGGCGAGGAGGCCAAATAACCCCCTCGCCGGTCCGGCGACTTAACCGGGCAGAATTGCCGCGACTTTTTCCTGGATCGTTTCATTGTACAGCTCGTGCGCGACCTTGACCTTAACCACGCGGCCTTGCAGCATACGCCAGGCGAACGGTTCACCGGCCTTGTTACAGTCGCAGGCCTCACGATACGCGCGTTGCTGGCGATTCTTGCCCTTGGAATTATCCAACGCGCCCTGGGCAGTGATGTCCAGGAAAGCCCGGTCGGTGAGGGTCAGCTCCGGCGGCAAGCCGAGTGCCTGAAGAGCCGCCGGGACCTGAATCCGCAGGGGGATAACCATGCTGACCCAGGGTTGGCCGGCGCGCTCACCCTTGCTGATACTACCGGCGTCAGTTTTGATCTCACCGATGACTGCAGTGTAAAGACCATTAGCTTCATCCGGGTTCTCCGTGGGGAGAATCGGGCGTTTTTCGTTGACTTCGTTTTGCTGCGCATCGAGGAAGATGCTAGGGTCAAACTGGGATGGTGCGTTCATACGAGGTACTCCTTTGCGGTTGTAGGGATTAGACGCTCCCTGGCGGCGTTAAAAAATTTTCGTAGCGGCCCGGACTTGCTCAGAGGTACGTTGTCTCTGTCCCAACGACCTTGCTGCTGAACTGCGACAGGGAATACTTGGCCGGAAGATGCGACAGCGCAGTTTTGAAGTCTGCCAGGACGACTGCCTGAGATACGCCCGGAGGCAAGGACAGCTTGATACTGATCGTAAGGGTCTTAACGACTCGGCGGCTCATAATTGATTCGCCTCACTTTGCATTGCACGGCTAAGCCCTTCAACAGTTTGTCCACAAACAGCAACAAAATTTGAAAGTGTTTTTAAGGCTTCAAGTCGAACAGCAATTTGTTTTGCTGCCGCAGTTTCCTCCATAAGTTTCCTCATTGTTTGCCGTCCTTCGGAATATCCTTCAGCATAGGCTCGTGCCTGTTGTTCTTCCCACTCAGCTTTATTGTGAGGAAATTTCATGCTCCGCTCCTTTTCTTCCACACATCAAAAATCTGGGCAAAGTCCGGATTGATCTTGCTCCGGTAGCCTAGGCTCCGCGTCTTGGTATCGACCCCATACGCCACAGTATCCCAGTAAAACTTATCCGCTTCCCTGACCGTGTAGATCACGTCTGAGAATAACGTAGGGATTTCACTTGCCAGCGCCTTACCAATCGCTTTGATCATGATTTTCGTAGATTGAGTCACGGGGTCGGTCTCCCTGTCCACGTGCGCAGTCATAACGAACGGGCAGTCCATTCCCTGAGTGCAGAGGCGAAGGAAGTTCATCAGATTACTCTGCGCTATTCCGTAGTCCCCAGGAGAGGCCATTGGCCGTGCTCCGACCTGCATTTTGAA